GCCAAATAGATGTACCTGTAAATACTCCATCTGACCTTGTGTATGTTCCTCCTGACCAACCCATAATTGTTCTCCTTTCTTAAAATATTACCTCTGGTACTTGAGTTGAAGCACCAAAACTAAGTCCTCCTTCAATACTTCTTAAAGCATTTGCAAGGATTTGTCTATATTTATTATCTTTTGCACTTAATCTGTTTATTTGTCTTTGTATTTTTACTGGGTCTGTTTCTTTTAAAATATCAGCTAAACTTATTTGTAATTCTCTAGGTACATCATCTTTTTTAGCTAAATTAGCTAAAGAACCTAATATATCTGCTGTACCAATACCTGCACTAACTGGACTACCACTTAATAATACAAATGATGCACCTCTAGCCATTTCTTTTAGAGTTGATTTAGTTTGATTATTTTTTACTAAATTAGCAAAAGTATCACTTCCAGATAATACTTGAGCATTAGTATTAGCCATTCTAGCTTCTTGTGTTAAAAAATTTATAAATTCTGCTTTCTCTGCTTTTCCTTCAGGTCCTGAAAATACTTTATCTAAAACTTTATTAAAAGAACCTTTATTAACCATCATATTTAATGCTCTAGTAGGACTAACTCCATCTGCTATTAAAGTATCTAAAGCATCTACTACACCATCAGTAAAAGCTATTTTTTGTTCTTTTGACATTTTTTCTATTAAAGGAGATAAATCGTTAATGTTTTTACTTAATCCTCCACCTAACATAATTTTTCTGCCTATATTAAATGATTCTTCTCTTGCTTTTTGCCCTGAATATAAAGCTCTAGCTTCTTTATAAGAATTACCAATAGTTTTGGTAGCTTGGCTATCTATTTCATCTATAAAATCTCTATTTAATTTTACTAAATTTTTAATAAATGATGTCTTTTTTAATCTGCCAAAATCATCAGTATTATCATTTATAACATCATTCATTCCTCTTTTAATTAAATCTAATATTTCTAAATTAAGACTTACTGTACCTTTTTGATTTTTTATATCCCCTACAAAATTTTGTAAATTTTTTAGGTTATCTGTCATAGTTTTTAATAATTTAGGATTTTGTATTAGTTTAGGGTCTGATTCTATTATTCTAATTGCTTCTGCTATACCTTTTTTATAAGGTTTAGAAGATAATATATTTACCATTTTATTAGATAAGTTTATAGGTGTTTGCATTATGCCTTGATAATTTTCATTTGAAATATTTTTAAGGTTATTATAAACATCATCTAAAGTATTACCTGGCGTTTCTACTTTAAATATTTTTTTTATTCCATTTATTAATCTTGGAGCTGTTTCTTTTTTTCTTTTTTCAACAAAATCTTTTAAAATATTTTCTCCAGGTCCTCCTAATCTAGTAATATATTTAGCTGTACTAGCCATGCCTCTGCCACCTATATCCATTATTGTTACAGGTTGTTCAACTCTACTAGCTTCTACTAATTTATCTTTTGTTTCTTTAAAAGCTCTTTCTGGGTCTGCTTCTCTAAAAGTATATTGTTCTTGCAACATTTTTTCTGCATCTGATAATTTAGGTTTTGATTTTCCTCTTACCTTGTCTACTATATTTGATGCTGTACTACCTACTCCTTGTATTAAAGAACCTGTAGCTGCTATCATTGGTTTAAAAACAAATGGAGCTACTGTTGATATACCTGTATCTATTGCTGTTTCTTTTAGATTTATGTCTCCTTCTTGCTTCCCTACTGAATAAACACCTCCACCTATTCCTGATATAGCTACATCTTTTCTTGTAGGTAAAAATCTACTTTGCCCTTCTCCTAACCCTTTTCTTATAATATTAGCAAATCTATTAGTTTTAGATAAGGTGCTAGGAACTTTAAGTAACATACTACCTGTAATTGTACCTCCTAATAATTCTTGTGCTATAGCAGCTTTAGGATTAGCTTCTGCATAAGTTTTCATTTCTTGCCTTATAGCATTCAATTCTTCTTCATAATTACCTCCAAAAGCACTTTTGCCTAATGCTTCTAGTTCATCAGAAAATGCAAAAGTAGCTCCTTGTGCTACATTTCTTATCATACCACCTATATCTAATTCTCCTGAAGCTCCCCCATAAGTAGGTATATTAACTGTTAAAGGCGAACTTTTAGCTTTATTCATTATATCTTTTATTCTACTCATCTAGGATAACCTGAAAAAAATGTAGATAATTTATCTAATAAATATCTTTCTTGTATCATTCGTGCTACTTCTTTATCTATTTGTTTTGTAGTTAAATTTTGAGGATTATTATTTGTCATATTATTTACTAATACTTCTGCTTCTTTTTCAGCTAAATTTTCTATAAATTCAATAGGAGATTCTCTTTTTGATAAATATTGGTCATAATCATCTATCATTTCTGCTGATGATTTTACTGTATAAAGTTCATCTAATTTATCATCATCTCTTAATTTATTTGCTTTTTCTCTATAAATATCATTAAACTTTCTAACCTTATCAAAATTATACATACCTAATAATACTATTATTCTATTAGCATTAGGTGTATTTCCTAATCTTGACATAACATTATTTGCATATTCTAATTCTTTTTCTGAAAGTGTGCCTTTAAAACTATCTAATATATCTATTGTAGAACTATTAAATTTAGATTTTAATAATGTCATAGTTGTTAATCCATCTAATTCTTCTTGAGAAACTGGTATACCCAAACCTGTTTTAAATGATAAATATGCTCTTTTTCCTTCTGCTAATCCTCCTTGAGTATTTGGTAAAGCATTTATAAAATTAAAACTTTCTATTAGATTATTGTAACCATTTTGAGCTTTTTTTGCTTGTTGTAACAATCCTGGACTATTAGCATCATTTGAATAAACTGAATCTAAAGTAATTTTTACTCTTTGTTTTGCTTCTTCCTTTTTTTCTTCTGTTTCAGTTTTATCTTCTATCCTTATATTAGTTTTACTTACACTATTGCTTGACGCAGGTTCATAAGTTATACCTTTCCCTAATAAATTACCATCTACAAAAACTCCGTTTCTATTTATTTTAGTAACAAGTTTACCATCTTCAGTTCTAACAGTAACTCCTTTTGCTGTTACTGGACTTCCATCTTTTCTAGTTAAAGGTTTACCATCTTGGTAAAGTTTATATATACCATCTGATATTTTTTCAACACCAGATTTGTTTGTTCCTTCTTTTAATGTAGCTACTTCACCAGTATCATTATTAATACTAACTAAATTTCCATCAAATTCTCTTATAGTGGTATTAGATTTACTTAATTGTCCTTTAAAATAGTCATATTCTATTTCATTAATACCAGCACCTCTCAATGCTTGACTTAATGCTGTTTGAGGATTTCTTGATAATGTTTCTTGCTCTAGTCTTTCTCTACCTGTTAGAGCATCTGCTACTCTACCTAGCATATTTCTATCTTCTGTAGGCTCTCCTACTGTTACAGGTTCTACTTCTGGTGGTGCAAAAAGAAAAGGTGCTCCTTTTGTAGTGCCTAATTGTCCGTCTATTAATGTTACTTCTCCTGTATCTATAGCTCTTTGTATTTTTGGTATTCTATCAAAATAATTATCTTTGCTTGTATCTCCTGCATCTATAGCTCTTTGTATTTCTGATACTTTAGTAGCAAATTCATCTTGTCTTTTTAATCTATTTTCAGCAGCTTGTAAGGCATTTCTAGACCTAATACCACCTAATACTTGTGCTGTTAATACACCTGCTACTGGTCCTATACCACCTCCAGCAGCTGCTTTATACATACCAGGTGAACCTATAGCACTAGATTGAGCTGCTTCTTGTCTAGCCTTTTGTAATAATTGTTGTATTAATGGGTCTTCTTGTCTTCTTGGAAATACTCTTGTTACTGCCATATTTTATTCCTATTTTTATTTTGGTGTTCTAAAAATACTAGGGTTACCTGCTGCACTACCTAATACATTACCTAATGCTGCCATTTGAGCACCATAAGCATCTGTTGCTGTACTGTATCTTTGGTTAATATCTATTCCTTGTGCTTGTGCTGCTGAAAATAATGGTGGAGGTGTAATACTTGTTGCTGGTACATTTAATCCAGTATCTGCTATTTGCCCACCTCTTGTTGCTGGAGCTGGTAGTCCTGTTAATGTAGCAATCTCTGATAGTGGTACTTCTCTTTCTAATAATAAATCTGCAAGTTGTCTATCTCTCCTTCTTTCCTGTTCTGCTATACGACTAGCTGCATCACTTATTTGAAAACTTCTTAATCCAGTAGCTCTGCCTAATTGAGCATCAGCTAGTGCCTGTCCTTCTCTTATAGAATCAGCAGCTAAACCTTGTAAGGTATCATTATGAGCCATTCTAAGCTCTGCAAATGCGTTATTGTATGCAGTAGTACCTTCTGGTATTCCAGCATTAATTAATTGTGTTCTAAGGTCTATTTCTTGCTTTTCAAACTGTGGTTGTAATCTACTTACTGCTCTATTAAAATATGCTTCCTCAACTCTTGTAGCATAATCACCTAAATTTTCCATGGTAGGTACTGTAGCAAAATTACTTCTATCTATCAAACCTGGTTGTGCTGATAATCCTGCTAAACTAAAAGTTTCTTGTGGTAATCCACCTAATAATCTACCAGCAGTATCTAAATACGCATCTGATATTCCTACTTGTTTTACTCTTTGTGCTTCGTACTCTGGTGTTAAACTGTATGTTTGTGCAAATCTATCATTACCTAAATCTGTAACTAATGTTTGGTCATAAGGAGAAAAAACATCAGGTCTATTCATTCTACCTTCTACTCTAGCAGTTTCTACATTTGCTGCTCCTTGTGCAACTGCTGCACCTGCATAATCTGGTGCTGGAGGTGGCTTTGGAGGACTTAATATATCACCAATAAAACTCATGCTATTTCCTTTCTTAATAAAACTGCTTGTTTCTTATAACCTTCTAATTGTTTTTCCCAACCTATTCTTCCTAAAATGTCAACACATTTATATTTTTTTTCTTTTGCATACTTTATAATCTTTTTTTCTAAACTTTTCAAACTATTTAATTCGCCACCTGCTAAACCTATGCGTAAAGAATCTCTATACCCTACAGTTATAGCTACACTTTTTTCATCCATAAATATTTGGTATGTACCATCTTTTAATCCTTGTTCTACTTCTTCTTTAGTAACATTATCTGCTATTGCAGTAGCTGGTTCTAATAGTTTCCATACTCTATCTGTAAGCATCATAATCCTACTCCTTTTTCATAATAAATATCTACACTATGCCATTTAATACTTTGTGCTTGTGTACTGGTTTGTATACGTATTGCTGCGTTCCATCCTATATCGGCAACACTTCTCCATACTAATTGTGAAGATATACTACCTGCCCATTCTGCTACATCCCAAGTTGCTGTATCCCAATCAGCTCCTGTAGTAGTAGCACTAGAGGGTGTATAAGTAGAAGTACCATCATTAAAGTCTACATCAAATCCTATACTAACTGGCAAATCTGCATCAGATGATACTATAGGTCGTATTGCTGTAAATCTTTTAGATGTACCTCTGCCACCATAATATACAAATGCTGTTTTTGCATTACCTTGTATTTGTACTCCTGCATCACTTAATCCATTATCTGCTTTATAAACTATGGTACTACCACCAAAATATAAATCACCATTTAATAAACCCCAACAATAGGCATTTTGTCCTGTAAATCTACCCCAAGCACCTGTGGATAAATTTACTACAAATTGCACAAATTCTCCTGTAGTTCCGTTAGGTACATTAAATAAACCAAATTGTCCTTTAGGATAAATTAATGCTTCCCAACCAAAAGTAGATTTAAAATTAGTTACTGCTGTTAATATACTACCACTTATCTTATCTGATATAGCTTTTGCATAGTTTGTTTCATCTTCTGCATACATTTTAGTTAAAGGTACAAAACCTGATTCTGTTATAACTATTAACTCAGGACCTACTCTTACTACACATCTTTTACCTATAGGTCTTGCTATTTTAAATACACCTACTAAAGACCATTTTGTTGCATCACTTGGGTCAGTTCCTTGATAAACAGCTACTTCTCCCTCTGAGGTTATAAAGGCTATATAATCATCTGAACCAGAACCACCATCTCTTGTTAGTGTACCAGCAGCTACTAATTTACCACCAAAGTTAAATACACTTCCTAATGCAAAGGTAGATACAGTTCCTGCTACAGAGTTAATAGGTAAGTATGCAAAACTTAAACTATCATTTACTATAAAAAATAATCTTTCTTTAAATACTGTTACATTATTTATAGTAGAGCCAGTTATACTATTTAAAGTAGGTGTTGCCCATGCACTACCATTATAGTGTCTAGGAGCATCAGCACCATTTACTATAAACAGAAATGAACCACCTGATGTTGTAAAATTAACATGTTGAAATTGCACATTAGATAAACTGGTTACTACAGCACTTCCTACACTACCAGAACTTGTTACATCATAAATAGCATTATTACTAGCAGCAAAAAGTTTATTAGCACTAGGAGATTGGTATGTTAATAAACTTTGTACTGTGCTAGGTAAACCAGTAACATGATTGGTAAAACCACTTCTTAAACTTACATCTGTAGAACCAGGAAAGAAATTATCTAATCGAATAGCATCAGTTTGTGGCA